AATAACTTCTAGATTAGGTTTATATCCAATATAATTAACATTGGACATTTTTTCCATTTTTTCATACATAGGTTGAAAGCGTTTGTCATTGTCTTCTTTAAAGTGATCTCCGTATATTTGGGTAGAACTATAAACATCCAAAGTGATTTTGGGATCTTTGATCAATTCCATGGCGCCTAATAAAACATTAAGGCCCCGCCAAGGGGTAGAAGTATGAATCAATTTAACTGGGTCTTCCAGTTTCCAAGGCTTACGTTCTTTCCATTTAATAGTAGGTAAAGCATTTTTAATGACGCTACATTTATGAGTAGGCATTTTGTAAAGATATCTGAATTTTTCATAGTTCCAATGGCTATTGAAGATGTACCAGTCATACTTTCTTAGGTTTTCGGGTTGGCTGAACCAAGGAGCAATGTTAGGCTGATCGTAGGAATTTTTCATCCATAGAACATTGATTCGATCTCGGTCGATAGGTTCCTTTTCAGGAATAGACAGAGTAATTTTTATTTTTTTAAAATAATCTTCAGATAGCCTTTTCTTAAGTTCGGCCATTTGTAACTCTGTGCCACCTAAAGGATCCATTATTTCAAAGGCTTCTTTCCAAATACATCGAGTCCTTTGGGGATTATAATTTTAATGTCTCTCCGAATATCTTTTGGGCTGGCATTTTGTTTTAATATTTCAGCTTTGACTTCGGCCTCGTCCTTATAGATATGTTTAGTTCTAATGTTGGTAATAACGGTTTTGGATTCCACTTTCATTCGTGGAACTTTCTCTCCTTTAATATCTACATAGTCCATTAAGTTCGGTCCTGCTCTAGTATACTAAGAGTAACTACGGGGTCGGCTATGCTTGACTGGACCTTAAGAATGTCGGATTCTTCTAGAATCAAAATACTACTTGCGTCTCCCGCTAAGAATTCTTGCTTAATTAAGGTGGCTAGATTTGCTTTTTGAGCATAAGGAAAAATGGTTGAAGAACTATTATCTTGAATTGAGACCGTGATATCAACACTAGCTACATTATTATTATAAACGGAAATAGATTTAATCAAAGCTACCGTTGCTGCAGGACACGTGTAAATGTCGATGACACCTGTTGTCGTCAACTCTACAAATGTATTTATGAATTTATTTGCCATTAGCGTCCCTGTCCACGGTAGGATTTATACATTCTTTTCTGGTCTTTGTTAAGCTTTTTTCGATGCCTTCCCGGACGCTTATTTCGCGTTGTGTAAACATGACGGTAACCAAAAATGTTACCTTTTTTACCCACTTAGAAAAAAGGAAACGGCTTCTATCTCATCGTTTATTTGTTCTGAATAGGTAGTATTAAGTTTTTGAATAATATTATTAATGTCTCGTCCAAACTGATTTAAATTTTCAGGTGAATAAAGGGGGGTTGCTTGAGATACAATCTCACTAATTTTTGCCATTATCTTCTGCCTCCTGCATGAATGTCTGCACGGAACGTTCCAAATCTCCACGTTTGACCAGCTCCAGTATTAGCAATCTTGAAAGAAGCTGCTCGTCCCCGTGCCCTACAACTAACGTAGGTAGTGCTCGTTGTAACAGTAAAAGGTCCTGAAATCAATGGTCCCGAAGCCGATGCGGCTCTCGCGTCCGCAGGAAAATCTCTTAATAAAATAGAAACCTCAGCATCGCCAACCTGATTTTTAAAATCGGGTATAAAACGACTAATTCGGCATATAAATTCGCCGTCTCCTGTAACATTCGCATTTTGATCAATATCAAAATCTCCAGATTCAATATTAGCCGCAATGGCACTCGTTGCTCCTCCACTTTTAACTTGATCTGTTCCTGTTTCTTGTGAATAATAAGTGGTGGCTCCCGTACCAATTCCAGAAATGGATCCTTGGGTAGGAGTTTCGCCAGTGTCATAAGCAGTAGCGTATGGTGAATTAAATACTCCTTGATCCACCCATGTTGTTCTTTTTATTAAAGTAGCATCATTTGTTACCCACACACCTCCCGGAATATTTTGTGAATCTCTGGTGTTATAAGTTACTGACCTATCACAGGTAGTGGCAGATCCAGAAGGATAGAACCAACTAATTTCATTAAATCTATCATTAACTCCAGCATAAATAATAAGTTCCGCATCGTTGTTAAGACTATCGAACACGTAATCTTCAACCAAGCACGGTAGTTTTTTCACAGACGCACCATCAAAATAAAAGAAACTATCTTCAGACATCCAGTAAATAATACCATCCACTTCAATAGCCGCATGTTGACTAATGAGTCCACAGTTAGTTCCCACTTGTTCAAAACCAAAAGTAAAAGGGGCACCAATAAATCTCATTGTAAACATAGCCGTATCGGTCCAGATATAATTACCGTTACGACCACGTAATGTCCCAATAATTTTTGAACCATCGGCAATTCGCTGTGTACCAGCTGTATTGATAGCAGTAGGAGTATAAGTGTTGATATCTTCCTGATCAGAGAATCTTATAAACATATCGTCTTGAGTAGTGGTAGTGCCAATCGTAGTCTCTGTTCCAAAAAAACATAAATGTCGATCGGAGGTGGATACCAACATGTCTCGCGAAGCAGTCGGAGCCCCCGTTATTAGAGTGGCTCGTGTATTTAAGGCATCCCCAACAGAAGGATCCCATTCAACGGCTACACTATCAAAAATTAAAGCCAATAGTTTTTGTCCAAAATTCGTCAATCGCCATTGAGCAGGATCAATAATAACTCCAAAAGCGGATGCACTGCCGTATCCCACATAATCGGCCGCGTCTGTAACAGTTACTCCATCAGTGTGTTCAACGTCACTTGTTCCTCCTGATCCTCGACTTAAACCTGAAATTACGCCAGTTCCCGTATCATTTCCTGTGTAGGTCATAAGTTCTGAATCTATAAGTAATGTTCCTGTGGCTGGAAAAGCAGCACTAGATGTAAGGGTAACTGAAGTAGCAGCAACTAACAAATTGCCGCCATTATTCATTGTTGTAGTAGTTGCAGTAACAGTACCACTATATTGTCCGGTTCCCCATCCATATCCAGGAAGTTGCAAAGCTGGCCCTACCACATAATAGAAATCAAGGGTCGCGGTGCCGGTAGTCGAGAACTGTGTGCCAGTTTCATTTGCTGCCATGGTGATGGTAAAGGTAGTGGTGGTGGGTACAGTTTGTACTTCAAACGTTTTTTCAAAATCTGCAGCAATAAAACTACTGGTCCCGGGAATCAAACTGACCGATGAAAATACAACCATATCTCCCACAGCTAAAGAATGAGAACCTGTACAGGTAACAGTCACAGCTGCAGATGATGAAGTGGTAGTAAAACAGCTAGTCATTCCAGCTTGTTGGCGAGAGGTCTCTAAAGGATGAATATCGAAAAAAGTTCCTTCGTAATAAACATATAAAATTTTGTCGGTGCCTATGGCAGCATACCTATTTCCTGCTAAATCAAACCAGGCGTGCTGGTCTCTTGCCACTCCCACAAGGCTTGTAGTTCCAAGTTGTTCCCAGCCCCCTATTTTTTCAGGTAAACCGTAACGAAACCGTATATAATCTCCTCCGACCCAACGCCCTTCTGCGCCCGTTTCGGTTACTTGTTTGTCGAATCCAGGGATTAATTGTACCTTTGCTAACATAAAAGCTCCAAATTTTAAATTATACTAAATGTGTGGCTGAATCAACCTATGAGATTATATAGTCTTATGAAGGAGACAGTGAGGTATGTGGTGGATTCACTGTCCCCATCGTAAAACTATATCATTTCTTAAACCAAGAGGGAAGACCTAAATGTAGACGCTTATCGAATATATTCTCTTTGGCTCCTGGGGTTTTACGATTATTATAATGTAAAAAAACTTGCGCGCATTCTTTGCCCTTAAATTTATTTCTCCAATGTTCCAGTTCACATCCACTATAGACTAGCATATCTCCTGGTTTAAGATCTACTTTTATGCCTTTAGCTTTACTTGTTATAGTAATACCTTTTGTTGAATCTGGTTTACCTACATTCTCATTAGGGCTTAAATAAATTGGCCAATTATCTCCACCTAGAAACATTGTTGTAGAAACCTCACAACTAAATCTATCTTTATGTCTTTTAAGAATATCCCCATTTTTATATAGCCTAGCAAAACTATAAGCAGGATATAATTTAAGTTCTGTAGTCTTCTCCATTATAGGCTG